AACTCCTTGAATTGGGTTTCTCGTTCCTCTTCAAGTCTGATAGCTTCCTCTAATTCCTTGTAACCTTGTTCAAGTTCTTTGGCTTTAGATTTAGCATCATTAATTCTATCTATACGAAACTCTTCTTCGATGGATTGAGTACAAGTGGGGCAAACCGTGTTATCTGTGAAAAACTTATGCTCTTCCGTAATCGTTGCTACCTTCTGAGATAATTTACCTCTTAAGTTGCCTAACTTTCTTAACTTTTTGTTACTACCTGAAAACATTTCTACATCTTTATTAAGCACACCCAACTCATCACTCATCTCTTCTAAATCTGATTCATATACATTAATCTCTTCATTTATTTTTTCGAGTTTATCTTTCTTATCTTTAACATTCTTTTTTCCAGTCTCTTCTAATTCTTGAATAAAACTATTTTGCATATCAATCTTCTCTTCAAGAAGATCTTTCCGAATAGATAATTCTCTTATTCTCTCATTAGTTCCTCTCATTCTTTCCCTGAGAAGTAAACTCATAACTGAGAATATCTTAATGTCCAATAAATCTTCTATAACTTCCCTTCGTACTGGAGCACTCAATTGCATGAAAGGTACAAAGGATGCACTACCAAGTATAACAATCTGAGTAAATGATTTATAATTTAATTTTAAGACTTGTTCTTCCAACCATTTTTGTTGGTCAGTCGCTGCAGAAGCTTGATCGAGTACACTTCCATCCTTATAAATCTGAAATATATTTGGTTTTATTCCTCTTACTATCTTCCATTCAGTTTTACCAATATCAAATTCTACTTCTACCAAACACTCCTTTTCATTTACAGTATTGACTAGTTGACCTTTTGTTATCTTACGAAAAGGTTTATTAAACAATGAAAAAGTAAGAGCATCTAATATAGTACTCTTACCAGCACCATTACTACCAATAATAATACTAGTTTTTTCTTTTGTAAAATCAATTTCTGTAAAATGGTTCCCAGTAGACAGGAAATTACGCCATCTTATCTGTTTGAATAAAATCATTCACTCTTGGTGGAATAACAAAATCATCTTCAGTAATGATGACATATCTGTAATTATACCTGTTACATGTGTTTAATGCAAGCTCATCCTCAACTTCCATTACAGTCATTGGAGGATAATCTTCTGCTTCCAATAGTCCAGCATATCTTTCAGCATCATCCTCTTCCTCAAACATATACAATGCTCTCTCACCGTCTTTATCGGCAACAGCATAAGCACCTTCCTCTTCCTGTCCTTGAATAGTAAGAATGTACATTACTCGAACTCACAAGCCTCCCTATAAACGTCCTTCATAATATTTTTCACTACTTCTTTATCTAAATCAAATTCGGACTCTTCGATATATTTATTTAAAAGTGTTAACGTATCTGCACTATCATCGGAGGAAAACTCTACTTCTTCATCATCAATACCAAAATTCTCAACAACTTTAAGATCATAACAACCTGCTTTATTAATCTTATCGATAAACTTATCAAATTCTAATTGACTAGACTTCTTACGTACAATCAGTTTAACTATCTTATCCTTTAAATGTCTTGCATCATATAACTTAGAGTTAGTATCTTCATAATACACTTTCTCAAATATATTATAAGGATTTTGTATAAACTCCAATTCAAAAGTTTCTGTATCAAATATATGGAATCCTCTTTTATCTCCTGCATCATTCCAAAATATTTGGTACGGATTACCCAAATAAAATATCTTACCATCATTGGATCTTGTATGATAATGACCAGAAAATACTACATCTAATTTATCAAATGCACTAACATCCATATTCATATGTGCATTTGTCTGAACAATTCCAGGAAATAATTGAAATCCATTCAACTCTAGATGACCAAATGCAGACTTACATTTTGTATTCTTAATTGCTTTTATAGATTCTTCATGATTATCTTGACATATCCAAGGAAGTAATAAAGTTTTAAATCCATCTATATCTACTTCAGTAGGGCCAGAATATCGAATAATATTATTGTATGATGCCAATAAAGAGTCTACTGCATTGACTTCATTCGTATTTTTATAATAAACATCATGATTACCAACTATAGTATAAACCTTTGTCTTTAATTTTTTAAACTTATCATATACATGTTCCTTTGCCCAATCTAATGCATAAAAATCAATACTCTTACGATTATCAAAAGAATCACCAAGATGAATAACATTCTTAATTTTCCTCTCCTTTATAGTCGGAAAGAAAATATCATCATAAAACTTCTGAAAATAATCATGAAAAAGTTTACTGCTCTTTCGAGCCCCATAATGGGTGTCAGTTATTAAAGCAATTTTCATTTTTTAGTAGTGTTGCTTCGTGTCCTGTTTATTATAGAGATAAATTTATCCCCTGCAAATGTACCACCAAGGCATACATCAATTTCATCACCATCTTTCCAGTTGGTTTCACCATTCATTTTAGTGTGAGTCATTGCTACTTGAATTTGATCAATTACTTTTTGTGTCAGTCTCATGAATAAAGTTTCGATTGTATATTCTCTTTAATTGTATTATAATCAGAAGCATTATAATCTCCATCTGCACTCATAACTTCATCAAAACCTGACCTTTCAATAATTTTAGATCTTATATCCATCTGACGTTTCTCTTTTTGAATTCTACGAAGGAAGGCATAATGTATGATTTGAGTAAAATAAGCAAAAGGATTAGAAGATTTTGCAGGATCAAAATTCTTAATATACTGAACACAGTTCTCAATTCCATCGCAAATCATGTCCTCACGGAACATATAATTAACAAAATTTGGTTTGTAAGATAGATGAGTTGCTATCTTAAGAAAACATGATCCAAGATAATTCGTAATACGAGGTCTTGATTCACCCTTCTCTTCTGCTTCAGCACATTGTTTCCTGTAAACAACAAGTGCTTCTAAGAACTCTTTGTTGTTTACGTAATGCTCTGACTTTTTAGTACGTCTAACCATTGCATTTTTTTCCCGTGCTAATTGTTTACATTATAACACAGCTTGACAGAGTTGGCAATTGTATGTAAAATAACTCTGTAAGGGTTGAAAGGGTTATATTAGCTAGATTTATATAGTTTCTCTAGGAATACTCTAGCATCAGATATAGAAGATAAGAAACCCATATCTTTATTTATTTTAGATTCATTAGTTTCTCTATCTTTATCTTGAAGGTATCTATTGTATATTCTAATTATATCTTCATCATGAATTTCACTCATTGTCATTACTTTATCCATATCCATAACAAATAAATTATCTTTAACAATATTCATCCACGGCATTACTTTAATTGCGCCCATTCCCATATTTCTAATCATAACTGTTTCAAAAATTACTGGCGTGTCTAATATTAATATAGTTTTATCTTCTTCTTCGCATGGTTGAACATTAGCAAATATTTCTTCACCAGAAACTAGTTTAAGTACTGCAAAAAACTCTTCATCTTTTTCTTTTTTTTCATTTTTATCCATTTTCTTTCAGATCTATTTGAACTATCTCATAATTGAATTTTTCATAGTTATAGATTTTAATTCTTTCAATTAAGTGATTTAATGTGTAATTTTTTCTTGAACTATAACTAATATCATCAGCTATATCATAAAGAACTGCTTGAGTTTTGTTATCACCTTTTCTTAAAACTCTTCCAATCGATTGAAGATTTCGGATTCTTGATTTAGAGGGACTAGCAAAAATGATGTTATGAAGATTTTTAATGTTAATTCCTGTAGAGAAAGTTCCATATGATGCAACAATAATAGCGTTTTGTTCTTGTTCTGTAATTTCTCTTACAAGTTCTCTCTGTTCAGCATCTACACCACCATGAACATAAAAAACTTTGCGATCAACTTTTACCGAACTATTTATTAAATTGTAAAGTGGTTCGCCATGTGTAGCAACTCGACTGAATAAGATAAGACTATTACCTTTTAAATCTAATGCAAGATTTTTAATAAAGTTATTTCTTTTATCATGTCCAATAATATATTGCAACTCATCTTCATAAGTTTCAAATTTCTGTGCTTTATGCTTTAATAATAATACATGTATTTGCAATTTAGATAGATGACCTTTATCAATTAATTCTTTAGTCTGAGTTACTTTATATGATGGTCCAAATAGTCCTTCTAGTACCCACTTATGAGTCTGTGATCCATCTAAAGTACCAGTAAACCCATATCTATACTTTGCATCATGCATTTTAGTCATGATGCTTACGAGAGACTTTGACTTAAACAAATGAGCCTCATCTCCAATCGCAACATCAAAGTCTTTGAAGAATGGTTTTTTAAGTTTATAAATTGATTGCCATGTAGTTATAGTTACTGGAAATTCATTTGTCTTCTCTTTTCCAGAATATATTCTATGGCAATAATTTTCCGCATTCCAACCATAATCTTTAAAGTCTTTAAACATTTGTTCAACTAAGGATGTAGTAGGAACAACTAGTAATACTTTCTTTTTAGTTTCTACAAAATATCTTACCACAGAATATATCATTAATGATTTACCTGATGCAGTAGGAGATATGAGAAGTTTACGATTATATTTTAATGCACGATATACAGCATCTACCTGATAGTCTCTTGGTTTGTATTTTGCAATACGAGTCATATATTCTTTGACTCCTTCACGAGATATTATATCATTCTGTTCAAATGGTGTACCATACTGTTTATTATTTTCAAATTCTAAACTATACTCCGACTTCCTTGCCCAATTAACTATCTTATCTACTAACCCAACATATACTTCTCCAGTAGCAGGAGAGAACAAACGAATCTTGCCATCCCAATACTTACTACGATATTGAGGCATAAACTTTGCACCAGGAACATCAAACGTAAACAAGTCTGATAATTCCTGACTTATATGTGGTTCTGTTTTCACAGTCACATATACTTCATTCTTTTTGCGTATGGTAATATCAGTCACTGTATCCTCTAATAAACTGCTGCCATTCAATCGCATTCTTAACTTGATAAGTGCGATTTCCAATAGTCTTAAGAATACTATCCAAATAACTAATCATTACTTGATAGTAATCTATCTTAGAGAGTTGCTTAATTAAATCCTCATCTGCGTCCATATATTTATCGACATCTTGCCTTAAAACCTTATGGTCAAAAGGTTTATCAATATAAACTTGAGGATCTGCTTTACCAGAATAATATTGCCATTTTTCTTTTCTTAATACTTTAAATTTATTTTCTTCCGATTTTTTAAGTAATAGAACCCTATTAAGAATTCTATAATATTTTGCGTGTAATGCAGGTATATCAGTTGACACCGTATGTAAATTATCGGGGTCTAACTTTGAATCCGCATCCCATAACGACTGAATTTCATCAAGGTTCATAAAAAAACAAAAATTACATCACTTCTATATCATATATAGAATACTTAAAAGTAGCGTCGGCCACAACATAATCTATATCTCCTGCAGTTGCATCAAAGGTAATTGTAGATAGAGATACTGGGAATACATCCTTAAACTTAATCTTTGCAACTTCATTAAAGTTACTATTGTAGATAATTAAACTTGCATCAGAGTATTCATTAAGTGGATTTCTAGCAGAAGCATCTGGACTGAACTCATCACTCTTTTTTAAATCAATAAACTCTTGAATACTTTCTGGATATCCAAGTCCTCTTAACCAATCATGAATCTGCATATAATTTTGTAGATTCTCATCAACAAAGAAACTTAAAGTAAAATCATCATAAGTTAATTTATCACCAGCAACAGGTATATCTTTCAAATAATTTGGTTGTAAAGCAAATCCTAGATTGATACCAGGAATTGATGCTTGATTTGAAAAGAAATCTGCTTTTGGTGCTTTAGTGATTATAAATTTAAACCCAACAGGAGACAAATAGTTCCTGTTTGAAAGTTGATTTGACCAAGGTGTTTTAGTCATTATTCTCCTCCACCATTGCTGCCACCGTTACCGTTACCGTTCCCACCATTACCATTGCTAGAATGGCCATTACCATTTCCGTTACCGTTATTGGATTTGCCATTTTCTTCATCCTCATCTTTTTCAATGTAACCTCTTCTACCTACATGCCATCCACTAGGTATCTTTTTACATTTTTTATCAGTGTGGCAATAGTATTCACCTTTAGGACAAGTTTTATTACTTTCGATGAATTGTTGATAGGTTTTCATATAGAACACAGGTCTCCTGATATATTTAGATAAAAAAAGAGACCCTTTATATGGATCTCTTAGAATAAAGATGTGGATTACTTAAATGCATTATGAGTATTGCAAATGTTTCCGCATTTCTTTTATTACTACATATGGTCTCAATATCAATATGCTTGAGAGGTAGAACCTTTTTCATTTTACCTATCCCCAGACATTGATTTAATAAGTCTGTCGGCAAGTGCATCTATCTCATCATCAGAAGGAAATTCAGGATAATCACTTGGACATTGCTCTATACCTTTTTCATCAAGGTATTCATATCTCCTTTGTGCCTCAGTAAAACGATTCTGAAGCCTACTCTCTGCCATCTGCAGACACTCCATGCGGAGTTCATACGGGTTACGTGCCATAGTTATTCTATTATAGTGTGAGTGTGAGTAAGTGTATGTGTGTGGGATGTGTGTAATATTCTCCCTTAACCTTTACTCAAAATATATTTATAAAAAAAAGACCCCTCAAAGAGGAGTCTTTTGAAAGTATATAAGCAACTCGCTTACATGAGGTTAGCAACCTTAACACGTCTGTAGTAGCGGTTAGAGTTAACACGTAGACGACCAAGACCTGCATCAGTACCTTCAGCAAATGGGTTTGCAACGATACCGTAACGAGTCTTAAATCCAATTTTTGGTTGGAAGGTGTCCTGACCAACTGCACGAACCATCTGTAGAGGAACGTATGGGCAGTAGAACAGTCCAGCGTCATAAGGTGAAGA